GCCCAAGCCGATCGCGTCAATGTATATGGCCTGCGGGCGCTGACTGTACGGCACGGCGTCGTATTCGCTCAGCACGATGCCGGCCAGCTCCATCAGGTCTTTGTTCTGCCACGTCTTGATCGGCTCAATCAGCACGTTGCCCTGACGCTTCGCCAGTGCCGACCGGTCGGCGCCAAAGCGTGCAACGTCCAGCCCCCAGACGACCGGGGTGGTAGGTCCGGCCTCGACGTCGCGCGTCACCGCGTCCTCGATCAAGTGCAGTGGCAGTAGCACGTCGTCGGATTGCGTCGGAAACTCGCCCAGAACGCGCACCTTGAACACGTTGCTCTCGTCGCCGTATTTCTCCGCCATATCGTCGATAAACTTGGGGTCGACGTACTCGCCCTCTTCGCACGACACAGTGATGCAGTGCCACTTCTCGCGGTCGCCGTGGAACGCGTCGTAGAAGTACCCGTCGGATCGCGTGGGGTTGCCGCACATAATTATCTTCGCGCCGGGGGTGGATAGCGCACCGCTGGCCGTCTCAAATATCACGTTAGGCACGCCGGACGCCTCTTCGACGACAAACAGCATGTGGGGGCTGTGGAAGCCCGCCAAGCTCTCCGGGTTCTCGCGGCGGCTAGTACGCGCCACGGCGAAGCTGTCGGCGGCACCCTTGAGCGATATTTTGTCCGACTTAAATTCGAGCAGGTCTTTGAACGCCTGCGGCATGTTGCGCGCCCAGCGGTCTATCTCTGTCCACAGCACGTCCGATAGCTGGTGCGCGCTGTTGGCCGTCACGGCGACTTTGCAGGGGTAGTGCGTCATCAGCCACCACAGCACGACCCAGCTCTCAAATGCGGTTTTTCCGACGCCGTGGCCGGATTTTATGGCGACGCGGTCGTGCTTTGCTATGGCGTCGAGCGCCTGCGCCTGCCACTTCTGCGGCGTGGCTTGCAGTACCGTCTCAACGAATAACGCCGGATCTTCGCGTAGCGCGGCAATCGCTTCGACGGTGGCGGGGGTGGTGGTCATGCGTATATCTCCGATGGGGGGTGGGGTGGTAAGGGGTGTATATTTTTATTCCCGCCCCCGCGCGTGTGATCGACCGGGGGGGGTTAACCAGATTTTGGTTAATTTTGGGCAGAAATGCAGAAAATGTCGCATAACATCCATTATGGAATTTCGTTGTTGTGCAAATACAATGACTTACGTTGCCTGTGGATAACTTTATCGTCATTTACGCTGTTTTGCCTTTTTTTTGTGCAACTTCTTGTTAACCGGATTTTGGTTAATTTCGCGCGCGCGTAGTGTATTGGGTAGTGTGTCTTTGTTGTCTTCTATCACCTCGACACGTTTAGCCTGAACCGCCTTATTTACCTGCGTCAGCACGTCCAGATAGCTTCCGCCCTCTACAGCCGCCACGTCGACATGTTGCCTGTCTCCGTACATTTTAGGCGTCATACGAGCCGCTTGCCACTTGAGAATGTCAGCAGCGACGCGCGCGCTTGCTGGATCTATCAGACCGGTCTTTGCTTCACGTTTTATATCGTCCAGCTCGTCTGCCAGAACCATTCCTCGAAACTCTAACGCAAGTCGATACTGTTGCTCAAATGCAGGATCTGCTGCAATGCGTGTCGAGATAGTCGTCCAGCTCGGCATCGACTTGTCCCGGCACACCCTTGTCACTGCCTCGCCGCTGGCTACACGTTCCAGAAATTTCTGTAACACTTCGTCTGGTGTCTTAGCTGACATCGTCGTCCTCGTCGTAATCATCATCTTCCAAAGTCACAATAAACGTCGGCTTGTCCTCGATAATGAGTAACGGCTGTTTGCACAGGCTACACACGATCGACTGCATACCCTCATAGACAAAGCCCTTTGTCTCTTCTTCACACCAGTCGCATGTCACTGGCTCGGTGAAGAAGTGGACTACATGCCGCTCGCCGAATTTTATTATGTCAGCCATCGACGTCAACGCATTCTGCGGCGCACGCTAAATACCCGGCGCCGTCGACGTAGTTGTCCTCGTGAAATGGATTGCTCTTTACCCGCGCCATTTTCAACAACGCCATCATCACGCCAACATCTTGCGGCTCTATCTTGTGACCGAGATGTTCAGACCAGTACGTCGCAATCGTTTTAAAATTGTTTTCCATATCCCCGTGATCGTTTGCCCGATCCTTCGTCACCAATTCTTTTGCCGTGTCGAGGCACTTCGCTCTTTTCATTTCTCACTATCCTTTACGTCCACTACTTTTAAACCACACACTATGCAATCGTATTTCTTTTTGTACCCATCGTCGCTCTCTGCCAGTAACAGAGACTTGCAACTCGGGCAACGCTGCTGAGACAACAAACGTGCCATCGACCCATCGCCCTGCTTAATCATCGACATCGCTTCCCTCGTTAAACGGCACCGACACTGTCGCTATCGGCGAGTAGCCGCGCATCAACTCACGCGGCCAGATGTCGATTGTAACACCTGCCTCAGTGCGTTGCACGTTTACTGTTAGGTTCTTTATGTCGATCCACGTCGACTTGCCGAGCAGCATGTACTCTCGATCCTTTAAAACGTCATCACGCTCGGTTTCGTATTCCATCAGAACGGCACCTCGTCATCTATTAAAACCTTGCCCTTTACGATGCTCTCGATTACGGCGCCGGGGAAAATATCCTTCGCCTCATCGACCAGCGTCCTCGACTGGTTTTCTTGAAGCCACTTTTCCAGAACAACGCCCACCTCGTCAACCGTAAACACCATCACCTTGCGGTTGTCCTGCTTCACCTTACCCGCCTCATACGCATTAGCCGTTATCGCCAGCACCGTACCGTCCGGCAGCCTGCCCTCGATATACTCGCCGGTGAGCGGCTCGAACCCCGCCTCGATGGCTGCACGCTCTATGGCGGCACAACCCCTGAGCGTCACCTCGACCTCGTGATCAACGCCCTCACACTTGTCGATGGCCGCGTTCAGCTTATCAAGCTGCTCGTAAAACCGCTCACGCAATTCCAACGGCACAAGCCACGGCAATCTGTCGATGCCCCACTTCCGCTCCAGCCGGTTCACCTCGTCATCGTATTTGTGCAGGCTCTGCTGCTGACGCTTCATAGCCGCTTGGCTCGGTTGATAGTACACCTTGTCCGTCTTCGGCTTACCCCTCGCCGTTCTCTTCTTAGCCACCATTTCTATTATCCCTTTCGCTGGTCGGTAATTTGGTCGGTCGCATCGCACCCCCTAGTGTGGGGGGTGCGACCGACGATTGTCGGTTTTTCGTGCGACCTGCGTCGCAAGTGCGACCAATTTGACCTATCTAATTGTTTTCGCTTACTATCCATACCTTATTTTCGTCGATTGCTATAATTCTTGCGGCTTGTAAATCCTTCCGCGCCTTCGACTGGTCTTGTTTGCTGTGGTCGGGCGTTTTTTCGGCATGATAGGCACACCAAGCGCGATATGACGGCCTCTGGTTTCCCATCTTTATGATGAAATCCTGCAAGCTCTCCAGCGCCAACTGCATGTTTATGTCACGCTTCGGCGCACTCTTTATCGCCGCATCCGTCCGCTTTAGCACCACCGACCCGCCACTGACGCTCGACACCGGCTCCATCAGCAGCGTGATGTCGTCGATCATCTCGGCGTCCTTCTGCTTCTCGATACGCATTGTGACGGTCTGCTCGTCCTTGACGACGATAACCGACGTGTCTACCGCCCCGAGAATGGCCGAGCTACCACGCGCGCCCCTGTCGCTGTTCTTGCCGCTGTGATGCACAAACACGACCGCGCAATCAAACGCGTGCTTCAACGCGTCTGCGGCCGAAACGGCCAGCCCAGCCTCTTGACTGCTATTCTCGTCAGCCCCCAAGAGCGCCCTAGCTAATGTGTCGACGTAGATGCACGTCCACTGCCGGTCAAGCCGCTCTATCGAGTACATCAGCTTCTCGATGTCCGCCTGATCGCGGAAATTGACCGCCAGAGGCAGCATGTGGAAGTGACCGCTGGCACCCAGCCCGTGCGACATCTTCCACGCCTTGACGCGCTTTCCCAGCCCGCCAACGCCCTCACCAGCGATATACAGCACGTCGCCCTGCTTCGTCGGCATGCCCTGCCACTCGATGCCGTGCGCCTGACACAGAGCCATATCGAGCGTGATGAAGCTCTTGCCGCTGCCGGGCGCGCCGTAGATCATGCTCAGCCCGTGCGCCGTGATAAGCCCGTGATCGCCGTCACCGACCGCCCAAGACACCGGCGGCATGCTGATGAGGTAATCCTCGTCGACGAAGTCGTAATATTCGCGCTCCGGCTCACCCGCATTGTCGTTGTCCGCCACCACGTCGACCGCTGGCGCCTCACCCAGCGTCGGTGCTGCCTTAACTTCCGACAGCACGTCCTCAATATCCCGACCGCCGGCGAGGTAGTCGACGACGTCGCCCTTGTCCGCCAGCCCCGATAGCTCGACGACTTTGACCGCCGCCGCACCGTCAAAGATATTGGCGACCACCGTGTCCGCGTGCGCCCTGCCCGCCTCATCATTGTCCGGCAGGATCACGACATTGCGACCCTCGAACCACTGGTTCAGCTCGGGCTTCCAGTTCTTCGCCCCGCCGTTATTTGTTGTGGCGACGATGCCGTGACGCGCCAGCCGGTCGGCCGCCTTCTCGCCCTCGACGATAAACACCGGCATGTCCGGGCGTGCCAGCATGTCGTGCAGCCGGTACGGCACCGGCGTCACGCCGTCGAGGTTGTGCAGCCAGCCGCCGTTGCCGTCTGGCCTGACCTGACGAAACGTCTTCGGCTCGTAACGGCGTATCTGGTAGACGACCTCGCCGTGTTCGTCGGTGTAGTCGTACACCGCACTCATAAACCGCGCCGGTTGCAACTTCACCTGCGCCTGCTTCTGGATGCCAAACTTCTTTTCGAGTATGTCCGGGATGCTGCCCATAATTGTGGCGCCCTCGTTGGCGCGCACCAAGTCGACGACGCCGCCGCCCTCATTAGCCTCGAAGTCAAACCAAGTGCCTTTCCGCAGGTCGACTTCCCGTGAGCCGTGAGTACCCCAGCGCAGCGTATGCCCGCGCTTTTGGTTAGGCTCGCCCCAGTAGGCTTTCGCCACTGTCTCTATATACGATGCGATATTGCTCATGCTACGCACTCCCTCTTCCAGACGTCGTAAAGGCTCGCCATACCGTTGCCCCTCTTGAGGTACGGGTAGACCGAAACGCGCTGGTGCTTTTTCAAATTTTTTGTTTTTCTCTTGTCGCCGAAAACCAGAAAATACTTCAGCTTCCTGCTGCCGCGCTCAAACGTGTAGCCCTCATCTAAAAATTTTTGCTTCTGCTGCTGCGACGTGACGCCACGTTTTTTCGCATACTTGTGGATGATCTTCGGGTCTACGCGCTTCCCATCCGGGCGTACCAAATAATTAACCGGCGAGGTAAACCCGTAAAACTGCCAATTTGTGGCTTGGTACAGTGTCCCTATTTCTCCGGCCTCTGGGTCAGAATACGCAATCACAAAAAGATAACCACGCCTCGCCAGCTCAACCTTTGCCTGCCCGACCATCCAACTGCCGCTGTGCGGGTGCGCGTGGCTGGCGCAAGCGCCCCGGACAAGCACAATGCCGTATGACTTGTTCTCTTCGCCAAACACCTCTGAAATCGCGCCGGTGCCAGCCGTCAGGCCGAAGCACATGACCCCGGTCAACTCGTTCTCGCAAAACATGCCGAGCGAAAACTTTGTCGTACCCATCGTGCCGAGCCACTCGTACTTTAGAATAAAGTCTTGCGCGATCTTGAATGGTATCTCGCACATCTTAGCCCCGCTCAGTGACGCTGTCGGGCGACCCTCGTCCATCTTCTCGCGCAACTGACGCTGAAAGCAAACCTCGTCAAACTTCTTGCCGCGATAACCGATTTGCCTGTCTGCCATCCGGTATCCGGTTTTTTTGCGCCACTTCTCAAATAGATCTAACTGCATCTGAAAACCCTCGACCCCTGTTCCCTTGAGGTGGTGGGCGACGCCAAGGGAAAACGCCGCCCACCCACGCACTAGAACAGGTCGCTGCCTGCGCTTGCAGCGGCCGGTGGTGTAGCCGCTACGGGCGGCGCTACCGGTGCTGGTGCGTGTTCTTGTGACGCAGGCGTGCTGCCTGCCCCATCCATTGCTGCTGGACGATCGACCCAGTTCACGATCGACAGTACCGGCGCCTTGAAACGCAACTCACCCTGTGGGCTTTGCATCTTGATTGTCTCAGGCGTGCCAGCCTCGATCACCGGGATCTTGCCGGCATTAGCGCCGCGCTCGGCCACAAACTGGTCGTGCAGCTTGTCGACCACCCGCAGAACCGTCTTAGCGGAATGACTGAACTCCCGAGGGGCACTCTCGCCGCTGATGACGATACGCATACGAAACGCCTGCTTATGCTCGTCGGACGGCTTCGCCATCATCGCCTCGCCGATCTTGACCATATGAAAGTCAGGCGCACCCGAGGCAAAGCTCAGCCAGCCCACTTCCATCGCGTCGAGGTCTGCGGCGAATTTGAAACCCGGCGCAATGTCCTCTTCGCTTTTTTGCCAAGTGCCGTCGGCACCCTGCAAGCGATCCTGCTTAATCCAATCACCACCCTTGGCGTCAAACTTGATGATCGGTAAAATGTCCCCGCTTGAACGGGCTTCTGTAGAAAAACCTAATGCCATAACTTTAACTCCTTAACGTCAACATTAGTTATTAAAATGACCTGATTACTCGCAGGTCGCTTAGTTGGTAGTAGGCGCAGACGTCGGCGTCCTGTGGGTCGCCTCGGTCTGACCTACCACCCTTCCGCACCTCGAAGTCGCTGGCAAAGTCCAAACGCGCCAGACAGTCGAGGTAGAGAATTATGAGATAAGACGGCAAACCAGTCGTGTCTGTCAACTGCCTTGCCTTTAAAACTTTCGATAGGC